ATAAATTTTGCATCAGGATATGATGCCATGACCATGGCAGGATAATCGTTGAACTTGATCAGTCTAAACAGTCGTTCTTCTTTGTCTCGTATCACTACGTCAAGATTCTTATCAAAACGTTTATCGTCTTTGTCGGCGGTTTTACGAAATTGAGTTCTTAGATCTTGTAGTTCGTGATACAAGGCCACCGCATCTCGATTAATGTGCTTGAGTGCATCAACCAAATTGTTGTGCTGGAGTTTGTATTCCTCCATAGGACAGCGTTCAACAACTGCCAGTGGTAATGTCATATGTTCCTTTGCAAGCAGTATTCAGTTAGAATACGCTCTCTGTGCCATTCATCACCTTGTGGTGTGTCGGCAAACTCCTGGAAACAAGGTGTGCCCAGAGTATAATGCAGTAACTTGGCATCCTTATTAACGCCATATTCATCAGGCAACCAATTCCATTCTGGTGGTAGCTCTCCAATGCGAGAATCTTCTAACCACGAGAAGCGGTGGAGCTCACTGCCCGTGGCGTGTTGGACGAACTGGGGAGTAAGTTGCCTGTTAGGAAAAGAATTACAATTCCACAGAATAACACTACTCCAATTTTTTCGAGGATAGTCTTCATTTTTTGATCCTAGGTATTTTACAGGCATCCGGGTTTTGTAGTCATGTTTGACCACCATGACATCGTTATACGGATTCTGCAGTTCCCATAACTTCACGATATCATCACGCACAATCATATCGCCATCAATGAAAATGGCCCAGCCTGTGTATTCTTGCAGGTGTGGTACTAGAAAACGTGTGTAGATAAAATGATTGCTGCCATCTGTGTGTGTTTCTTCGTAGTCTCGAAACAAGTTTAAGGCCACAGGAATAATAGCCACTGGCTTTGATGCATGCCGTATGATTGAGTTGGCACAGGTGTGAAAAGCAATAGCTTCTCTTGGGTCGTACCCAACATAAACTGGTATGGCTTTCATCGGCGTTCGATGTCTTCTTCCACACAGTTCTCGCCAAACTGAATTTCAATCAGTTTAAGCGGCTGGTCTGTTTCGTTACACAACATGTGCCACTGATTCTGTTTGATCCAGATATGCTCATGTACTCCAAAATGACCAACGAGATCGTGATCACTAGAATTGTCTAGGGTGTACACAGCGGCTTTGCCTTCGGCTACAAACCAAAACTCAGCACGATGATCGTGTCGTTGCATGCTCAAGCAGGTCTTGGGGGCGACTGTGAGTTCTTTGAGTTTGGTATTAGGACCTACTTCGTGTAACACACGATAGAATCCCCAGGCACGAGTGGTCCGGGGTTTTTTCCAGTCTTCCAGTATCCACGAACTGGAATTCATTTTGTTTTCGCCGCCAACACCAAACACAAACTCCACATCGTCAATGACCATTTCAGGAATATTGTCCTTGGTGCGATCACCCCCGTTGGCAAACACAATTTGATCTTTGGGATAATGTGTTTTTAACAGTTGGATAGCATCACAACTTGACCCGTCATTGTCATTGTAAACAACAACTTCGTCTACAATCTTCAATGCACTGACCAATGCAAATCTTTCGCTCATGGGCATGAATGGCTTGCCTTTTTTACGAGTAAGCCATTCGTCTGAGTTGAGACCAACTATAAGTTTATCTCCTAGTTGTTTTGCTGCCTGAAAGTAGGCAAGGTGTCCAGAGTGGATGGGGTCAAAGCCGCCAGTTACAAGTACAATTTTCATACAGATATTTACACCTGTATGTCTTCCATGCCTGCAGTTCTTAGCCTGACCACATGACCCATTTGCCACTGTTTGGTATCCAGGCCTTTCATAATACCCAGCCACCTATTGCGAAGCAATGCAACTTCATTAATGAGAGTTTCCATATCAATAACTTCGTCCTCACCGTCTACATATTTTTCAGCATCTCTACTAGTTAACGCTCTTGCATATCCTTCGAGATACTTTTGAAAATGTCGGCGTCGAATCTTGCGTAATTGTATGTTGAGAAAGTTAAGCACTGCCTCAATTTCTTGCAGTTGATTGAAACGATGTTCTGTGATTCCTGGTAGTGCAGTAATGTTTTTTTCTACTATACCACCAATGCGACAGTCTTTTTTGGCTGCATCCAGTTCGTGTTCGTAGTATGCAACAAAATCTGGAAGAAGACCAAGGTCTGCTGTAACTTTACTATACCACATATTTTTTATACTCAGTTAGCCAAGGAAATAACACTTCCCAATTGGTGTTGCGCCTGCGATCTTTTTCATCAAGATACGTTAATAGTTTAGAGATTTCTTGTGGGTCAATATCTGAGGCAATAATGTTGTTTGCTATGCCCAACATATAGTCATATGTTATTTTGTCCTCATCTGTGCTTTGTGGCATCAGTGACAATATTTGATCAAAGTCTTGTTTGAATTGATTGCCACCTAATATACCAGCATTGAAATAGCTTGGCCCTGGTGCGGGTCCACTAAAGTGATGATGCACTGGTCGTATAGTATTCCACTTTTTTAATTTGATCAACAACTCAGGCATGGTCTTGATGGTGAGAGCAGTGATAGTCTGATTGATACTGATGTAGAGCCATTTGTTCATGATTAGTGTTTCAAAGTTGCTCTGCCACTGAGCAAGATCAAGCCCCCACCTTACATATTCTTGTTGTGGTCCCCAACAATCTATACTGCAGGTAATGTCCACTCTTTTTAATTTTTTTGTCAATAACAATTGCTTGAGTCTGTCAACAAACATGTTTAATCTATCCGTTGACACCATGAGATTGGTAATGATGTTGAGTTCGCAATTGGGGTTAGGATGCTGTTCTATCATATCTAGCAGTTTTTCAAACTCCTTTTGATAGAACGGCTCACCGCCTAACACTCCAAATCGTTTGAGTTTGACAAATCCTGTAGGAAACCAAGACCAAAAATTTGGCGACAAGTCTTTGTAATGTGTGTCAATTGATATTAACGATACATTGTTTTTTTCAAAACTACCAAATTTTTGATTCTCTGCGTTTATTACCGAACTTAATACTGGAGTACAATACAAACATCCTAGATTGCAAGTGTTGTTAAAAAATACTTCTAGTATTGTAGGACTAACTTGAATTGCAGAAGCATCATCAACAAGCTCTGGCGGCGATAAATCTGGTGCGTTAATTTGACGTAGCCGATCACTTACTCCGCCAGACTCTTCAATATTTCTACAATACAAACAACTAGTTTCGGGCCACAACCCTTGCAACATTCTTGTACGATCATCTAACACAACTTCAGTATTATGAAAATTATTAAAATTTTCCGGAGTCAGAGGTGTTTCAGCGGTGCGATGACACGTTCGAGAAAATCCGCCATTGAGATACAGAGCAGTCCAATTCCATTTTAATTGACAACTTGTTGCAGTACGAATTGGAAAGTATGTCTTGGACATTAATCTTCCCAGTCATCCTCATTAAAGTCGTCAAAATCTTCATCTTCCTCTGCGTCTTCTTCTTCAACATAGTCTTTGTCGTTGTCAAGATATGCAGTCAATGCACGTTTGATATCTGAATCGCCTTTGAAAGCTGTACGGATATCTTCTACGTCTGAATCATTGTCCATCAAGATCTGAACCACAGTTTCTGCAGCTTCTGCACGATCCACTGTGTTTACAAAACGTTTGAGTTCGCCCCAAATCTCGCTTGCTACTACTTCACTCATTCTGCATCCTCCTCGACTGTAGTTACCTCTGCCTTCTGATTACCAAAGTCTTTCATCACAACATCCAGGCACGAGTCATCGTTGCGTTCCCACCCTTTACGGAACTTCTTGATGATCTCTCCAGCACTTGTGGTAAACACAAGACTGTTGCCTTCTTTCTTGAGCAGGCCTTTTTTCTCAATCAAGTCAGTAAGACCTGAGTAAGGGCTCATACCTGTTGTGTACGGAATTTTAACTTGCACACCTTCAAAGGGTTTGGCATAGCGTGTTTTCATAACTTTACAGCCTGCACGGATACCGTTGACTTCGGATACTTTGTTGCCATCCTCATCTTCTTTGAGTTTCATCTTCTTCATGGCAACCACAATGCTTGATGCGTAGATAAAGCCCTGGCCGCCGGAGATCTTGTCATCTGGATCAAACATGTCCTGGCTTGCATATGTGTGATTGGTACAAACCAGGCCTACATTGTAGCTACCAAACATGTTGACACAATTGCGAACAAGTGCTGTGAGTGCTTTGGGTTTACGACCCAGGTCACCTTTCATTTCACCTGCATCAAATTGATTAACGTCTGTGGGTGTCAACAGCATACCCAATGAGTCAATCACAAACATGACCTTGGGACGTTCGCCGTCTGGTAGTGCTTTGTAGTCGCTCATGAATGTGGAGATTGTTTTTGCCACATCATCAATCATGGCCATACTCAGTTTAAGAAGTTTGTCTGGGCCAGTGTCAACACCTAATGCTTTGAGCCAGTCTTCATCCAGTGCGTTCTCACTGTCGATCAACACCACAAAGATACCTTGTTCTTGTGCGTGTTTAACAATATTGCCTGAACAAATATATGATTTGCCTGCGCCTGAATCACCAGCAAACACAGTGACTTTGCCCAGCGGAATACCGCGGTTGAAGTCGCCAGAGATCAAATAGTTCAAGGCATAGTTGCCTGTACTGATCCAATCTGTAGGATCATTGAAGCCAATGCTTAGGCCGTCAATGCTTTTTGTAATTTCCTTGCGGAACTTGCTTACGTCAAATGGTTTTCCCATATATCACCTATGTATAGAAAGAAACGCAAGAGGTGTCTCCCCTTGCGTGATGTGTAGTGTCAATTATTTGTTTTGACGAGCACGAATCATAGCCAAAATGTCTTGTGCATTTTGCCCTGTAGCCGCTGGTTTAGCAACTGGTGCTGATGCCACTGGCACATCATCTTCTTCGTCAAATGGTGATGCACTTGCTACTGGAGCAGGTGCCGGAGCAGCCTTAGCTACTGGTGCACTTGCAGCCACAATGTCGTCTTCAGTAACGCCACTGTTGCCACCTGCTGGTGCGTTAACACCTGCTGGACGGAAGTATTGACCCCAACGCTCTGTGTCGTACGGCTGACCATCTACTGATGCTTCAAACATCTCTTTGATTACCTTTAACTCCACGTCTGTTGGACGCTTAGGCAAGAATGTGCTCAAGTCAAACAAGCCGTGTGCTTCAATTGCGGCTTGTTCAGTTTCTGTCAGCGCAGATTCCTTACGTGCCCACTTTGAAGTGTTGTAGTCAGCGTAGCCGCCTTTTTGTGTTTTTGTGATACGGAAATCCAGACCACGCATGGCGTCTGTTGGCAATTCTTCCAGTTCAGGATCCATCAACGCACCTTTGATTAGTGTGAACAATTGAGGGCCAATGATGAATCGGCGAATAGGATTGTCCGGGGTCTTGTCGTCACCAATTGGGTTTTCGCGAACAAAGCCTTGGAAAATATAACTGCGTTTTTTCCAGTACTTACGACCCATATCTTCAAGGCTCTTGTCCTTGAACCATGTACGTACTTCTGCCAAGATTGGGCAAGCGTCGCCCCACATCTCAACACAGGGTACTTGTACCATGACCTGTTTTGAATCCATTTCTCCCTTGATGCCGTTGAAAGGCAAACGAATCATTGCTCGTTCTTGCCAGAAGAATGTGTTTTTTGTGTTACTATCAGGGAGGAAGCGTAATGTAGCCGATTGGCCTTCTTCCATATTCCAGTGCGGGTAGATCGATTTGTCTCCGCCACCTTGCGAACCTTGTCCGCCTTTGTTGCCTTCTGCTGCCTGTAGTCGTGCTCTGATTTCTGCTAATGATGCCATAGTGTTTCTCCTTGTTAAGTTGCCTATGTTATATGCCTATCTAATAATTTAGATGCTTAGTTGCCTGTGCATACAAGTTGTATTGTATACGAATGTATTTAGCATCGCAATAGTAAAAGGCAAGACTTTTGCCAAATAAATATCACACTACACCATGACCCAAGAACTATTACCGTTACCCAAAGTAGACTTTTACATCTGGGATCCACACCTCTACTGGACTGCAGAGTCGCCAGTACTGCCGTTTGACCAGTTGTTTCCCAACATCAAACTGGTTCAAGATCCTGATGAGTTGTCAGCAAGGTGTGACTCAGCCACTGTAGAGTCGTATCGAAAAATTGTTTGGTTGTGCTATGAACAAATTGATTCTGCAATGGACTTGTCCTGGGCGGATCTAGTTGTGACCTACACCGACTGTGCCATGCAGAGCCGTTGGCCTGTTGTGTATGGACAATTGTGTGAAAAACTAAGAACAGAAAAAATTCGATGTATATTTTCTGGAAGATGGCAAGATACCATGCCTCCGGCAGAAATTATGTACTGCAACTCGCAACCAAGATTTGGAATGACGGTACAGGCCAATGTATTCCAAAATGTTGACGAGGTTAATACGCCGTTTCGAAAATACATGTTCGACGCAATAATGGGACCAGTTAACACCAGTCGATTACACTTGTTGTACAGGATCTTAGAAGCCAATGAAATGAGTGCTACCTTGGCCGAAATGGAGCCAGCGCAGAGTGAGTACGACTGGGATCAAATCTACATGTTGGATCCTGTGGGGTATCTGCGCAATGGGCAAATTAAAAAATATACCAGTTCAGCTTTAGAAAGTATTGAAAAACCTCCATCGTATGTTAATGCGCCAGACCAATGGTTACAGGTGCCATGGCACATTTATCAGTGTTCGTGGTACAGCATAGTGTGCGAAGACAGCGACACTGGCAACAATTTAAACTTTCTAACTGAAAAAGTTGCCAAGTGCTTGTTTGCCAAACGTATCTTTATAATGTTCAACTCTGCTGGATTGTTAAAAAATCTACGTAAATTAGGGTTTCGAACATTTCACGGGAACATTATCAACGAAAGTTATGACGATGAACCAAATGATCAAAAGAGATTTACCATGGCATGGCACGAGATTAGAAAACTCTATCATACCGATGCTAGGAACATTTATCCAGAATTTCGTGATGTGTTAGAACACAATCATCGATTGATACAATCCTGGACCAGCGATGAATTCAACAACATCAAGAATTTTTTACACCGAAGTTTGCTCTAGAACAAACTATAAAAACGGTCACGAGCTGTTTCCAAAGTAAATATTGTTATGACCACACACCGAATATACGACGCAGATTCCGAAGTTCATTCAGTTGCTCACCATCTTTGGGAAGTAAAAAACTGTTTTGGCGATGAAACGTTTCGAGAGCTATCCACCACCCATTTGAATCATGCAGATTCATGGCACCGTCATCCAGACTGTTTGGAGTATCGACTGCAACTCACACCCGAGTCGCCTACACTAAAACAACTACAAGACATGGGTCCTACAATAATGCCTTCTCTGGAACAGATTACTGGCATCAAGCTCATGCCTGCAGAATGCAAAATGTGGCTGGATTTGAGTGGGTGGCATTGTCCGTATCACTCAGATGCAGGGTTGCTGGTAGTAACCTATCAAGTGTACTTGTGGACACATGGCGATGTGCATGGTACTGAGTTTACACACAGCAATCCACGCACACGATTTGATTTTGTACCCAACACTGGTTATATCAATCTAAACAGTGATCTCAAAGAGCATCATGTAGATACTATCACTGGCACACGATTAAGTGCTTGCTGGCAATTCCGCGCCAAAGTGTAAGTTCACAGTTTCGCGCACCGCATTAGGTGCCACAGCATGTGCCGTTCCAAAGAAACATCTAGGTTGATTGATCATTAACCAGGCTTCGTTGGGACGGTATTTTATTTTGATCAAATCTTCAGGCTTGAATTCAGAAATATCTGCATAGTCGCTAGGGTGATCAGCATTAACTGTTAAGTTGTTGCAGAACACACTGGATAGTTCAGGTGCAGGATCTTCCCCCATGTACACTTGAATAAAACATTTGATATCTGGGTGTAGTCTATGCATCATAATCTTGCTGCCTGACAGATCAACACTTGAATAGATCACTTGTGGTTGCACCAAATGATGTGTCAATTGTTTGATCTGTGCAGGTGCTTGTGCCAGTGCAGACTCCAATGTGGCATTAGAGCCCCACGGTGTCAACAATCGATTGGGATATTGTGTTGTCCATGATTGTTCCGGACTGCGATAGCTGTGACGTACAGATTCAAAGTCCAAGAAAAAGTCTGGCAAACGCCAGACTGTAGGAAGGATTTGTTGGGCATTACTAAAGTTTAGCATGCCCATATTTAAATCATTTTATCAAGGCCAGACTTTTTATTCTAGCCAGCAATGCATCATCAGATTTGCTTTCATAGTAGGCACCAGTGATAGCACTGTTGCTGTTCATGGGATCGTCATGACCTTCACCTACTGCGTTACCGATCATAGCACTTCCAATCATACCACCTACAGGGCCGCCT